TTCGCGGGCGACGATCCTCCCGGAGTCGGGCCACCCTTCGCCCACCGGTTCTGGTAGGAGATGGCCTGGTAGAGCGACTGCACCGATGCGCCGTCCGGGGACGTGAAGTCGAACAGCCAGGTGCCGTCGAGGCGTGCCCACTCCGCGGCCATGATGAGACCGTTCAGCGCGTGGTTGCTGTACAGGAGCCCGCGCCCGCCGTTGCCCTTGCTCGTCTGCTGATCGAGGTTCAGACCACCCGTCGTCGTCTGGTTCGGGCCGGAGGGCGGCGTCCACGGCGAGCCGGAGTCGTAGTCGGTGCGGTACACCTCGTTGATCGGCACGTTGTTGCGTCGACCGTTGATCGCCGGGCTGTTCGGCTGGCGCACGAGGAAGTTGTTGCGGATCGCTTCGGCGAAGTGCTGACGCCACCGGAACGCGGCGTTGTCGTGCATCTTGCGGTTGTTCGTGAAGCCCGCGACCGCCATCTCCAGGCTCAGACCCCACGCGATCCAGTTGTCCTGCTTGTCCCTGCCGTACGCGACGTGGAGCAGGTTGTAGAGGAGCATCGTCGTCGACTTCAGCTTGTTGTGCAGAGTCGTCGTGTAGGACGGGGAGTCCTGGACGTAGTTCGCCGCCTGGATGAGGATGGGCCACCACTCGTTCCAATGCAGGTACGAGCCGTTGTTCTCGGTGTCGGCACCCGTGATGTTCCCGAACGCGGTGAGGATGCGGCAGACTGCCGCGGCGTCCGCCTCGTTCCTGTACACCTGATACCGGAGCGCGAGGTCCGCCATCGGCCGGAAGTTGCGGAGCACGTTGTACTCCGACTGCGCGTTCGTCTCCTCGCCACCCTCGTACCCGCCGACGACCGTCCACGGGTTCGGCACGTTGACTGGCTGGATGGTGTTGTCGCGCGACATGATCCTCTGCCACTTCTGGCGGAGCGGGTTCGAGTGCATCGGCGTGCCGTCAGCGGTCGTGAAGCCGAGGAAGTCCCCGGCGACCATCTCCAGGATGCTGTTGATCTGCGCCGTGCTCAGCTGTGCGCGGGTGCCGAAGAGCGCGCGGTTTGACCTGCTCATGCTGTCCTTTCGAGGACGACGGCGAGGAGGCCGATCTGTCCCGTAAAGCTGTCCTCGGTCGAGGACCCGTTGCGGATGATGCCCACCTGCACGAGCGTGCCGCCGGTGGCGAGCGACGATTCGAGGGCAGCATTAACGTCGGTTCGGAGCACGGACTGGTCGCCGTAGTTCACCGACGCGAGGACCTCCGTCGCGCTCGGCGAGGTGTCGAGCGGCGTGCCTGGAAGGAAGGGCCGGGCGAAGGTGAGCCAGCGCACATTGCCCGCCGCGCCGCCCGTCTTGTGCGACCAGTACAGCGAGATGCGCCCGTTGTTCCAGCCGTAGGGTAGGGACACCACGGCCCCGATCTGAGAGTTCACACCCGGCTCGAAATACGCCGCGGGGCTCGCGCCGGACTGGTTCGCGCTCGGCGACCACGGGCCGATCGCCGCGGGCCGGTTGTCGCCCGGAGCGAACGCCCCGATCGGGATGACCACGCTTTCCACACCGGCGGCGCGCACCGCCCGACCGAGCGGCGTGGTGAAGTCGTTGACATCGTCCACGATGCTCGTCGGGTCGAACGGCGTCGCCGCGCGCGGGGCGATCGCCAGGCGGCGCTCCACACGGGTGAGCCTGCTCCCGAGATTCCGAAGCAGTTCTTCCATCGTCCGAACAGCCATTAGGCCACCGCCCATGTCTGGCCCCACGAGGTCAGCGTGACGGCGACCTTCTCGCCCTCCGCTGTCTCGGTGACCGTAATCGAGTCGAGCCGCTGATCCTGCTGGATGTTGCGGAGGTTCATGGTCGCGCGGACCGGGACCGTCGTGCCCGGCACAAGCTCGTTGATACCGAGCGTCGGGCCGAGGCGGAGGGTCGAGTTGTCCGGCACCCGGATGTCGACGGGCACCGGGGTGCGCCCGACGAGGTCGCGCTGGGCCTGCGAGTTGAGCGCGTCCTGCGTGGGGTCCTCAGACCCGTTCTCGCTCGACAGGGACACGAGGTGAGTCCAGACCCCGTAGTAGGGGTCCTCCGCACCGGCGTTGCCGACGCTGGGCACCGGGTCGCCCGGCACCGGCTCCTCCTCCTGCTCCTCGCGCTGTGCGGACACGTGCGAGATGTCGAAGTGGTCGGTGCCCTCCAAGGTGATCTGAGGGTCGCCGTCGAAGTCGGCGTCGGTGATCGTCCGCGTCGTGCCGATCGTCGTCGCGCTATCCCAGAACACGATCTTGCGGCCCACCGTGGTGAAGTCGAGCCCGCCGTCCGCCAGGTTCTCCAGGTGCTCCGCGAGAGTCATCTCGAAGGGCAGGGTATCGGAGCGTGTCAGCAGAGTCTCACTGCGGCGGACCTCGATGTGCGGGAGCACGTTCGCGGGCGGGTCGATGTTCTCCCAGCGTGGGACCGTGACCTCGGTCGCCGCCGAGCCGGTGCCCGTGATCATGTCGTACGGCTGGTTCAGTTCGATGCCGAGGATGGTCCGCACCCGCTCGGTCATGAGCGCCGACTTGTCCGACACGGGCTCGCCGGTGTCCCACGGGTACGGGCGCGAGAGGACCGTGCCCCGCAGATACTCGCCCACGTCCCGAGCCTGGATGACGGCCCGGTCCCTGTAGGTCTGCACCCGGAGGATCGGCCCCTCATAGACCCGCTCGTTGCCGCGCCAGATCACAAGCTCGTGGCGGCGCGGCTGGATGGCGGTGAGGACCGATGCCTGCGCCTCGCACGCCCGACCCGAGATGACGATTTCACTGTCGGTGAAGGCGTCGCGGGTGCGCCCGTAGCGCACGCTCGACATGTCGATCAGCTGACGCCACCGCTTCGAGCCGCCGCGGTCGTAGATCATCGCCGTGTGCCCCTGGACACACTGCTCGCCGTAGACACTGGTCGCGTCGACCATCAGAGCATCCTCCGAGTCAGGGACAGATCCGTCGAGAGGTTGCCGAGGTTCGCGTCCAGCGGCACGTCGAGGGAGATGAGGTAGCCGGTGCCGCACGCGAGGAGCGGCCACGTCGCTGGGCCACCACCCGAGCCGTAGAGAAGGTGATCGGCGGCGACCCAGTCGGAACCGTTGACGCTCGCCCGCGCACGCTCGCTGACACCGTCCAGAGAGAGGACCGTGCGGGGCGGCATGTAGCGGACGATCTGCTCGGCCACGAAGTCGCCGGGCGTGAACTCCTGAGGCGGGGTGTTGTCGGGGTTCACGTAGTACCGCACCCGGACCTCACGAGCCGCCTGAGCGCCTGTCGTCAGTTCGAGGGTCGGGATGGTCGCCATCCACTGCGCGACCTCCACAGCGGGCACCTGGACCCAGTAGCGCCGCCATACGCCATTCTCCGTGATGCAGTCGTCGGTGATGACCGGCGGCGTCGGCGGGGACGGCGGGGACGGGCAGTCGGGGTCCGCGAGCGGGTCGGTCGTCGCGAAGTCGATCGTCGTCCGCGTGCTCACGCTCGCCTGCGTCGCACCCAGCCACGCGTAGTCGTACTCGAAGGTATCGGGGGTCGATCCGTCGAAGAACGGGAACGGCGCACCCACCGTGAGGATCGCGGCGTCGACCGTGATGAAGTCGCCACCCCGCCACAGGCTCCAGCCCGTGCCGCCGGTGTCCATCACCTCGACCGTGGCCGTGCCGTCGAACGGGGCCTGCGCGCTCACCTGGAGGACCGCGGTCGTCCCGGCCTGCACCAGCTGAGTCGTCCCGACCTTGCGCACGACCTGTCCGTCCGAGGTCGCGACGAACGTGATTTCCGCGACGAGCCGCTGGGTCTTGGACGGTCGAGCGGCGATTTCGCCGTAGTAGATGCCGCCCTCACTGACCGCCGCGCGACCGGCGGCGCTGTTCTCCGTGCCCGCGCGGAACTGCGGTCCCGTCGCGTCCTTGAAGAACACGTAGCGCGCCGAGTAGGACCCGGCGGGCTCGCCGTTCGGGTGCCTGCCGATCGCGCCGGTGACACGGAACATGCACCCGGAGCCGCCCGAGCTGAATGCCGCCGTGGCGAAGTCGCGCCACCCGGTGACCTTCTTGCCGACCGCGTTCGTGACCGAGTTGTTGACCGTGCCCGCCCACTGGAAGTCGATGTCGACGGTGTCGGTGCTGGACCCGTCGAAATACTGACCCGGCGTGACGTTCGGGTTCGGCTGGAAGTACGAGACCCAGTTCGACCACGGGCTCTTGACCTCCCCGTAGCTCGCACGAGCACGCCACTGGTAGGTCTTGCCTGGAGTCAGCTGAGTCACCGACATCGGCGATTCGCCGGACTTACTGTTCACCGTCCCCGAGGAGCCGATGCGGTACTCCACGTCGTAGGAGGTCACCCCGGAGGAGCCGCTGGGCGGGGTCATCGTGGCGACCGCGGACGTGCCGCTGAGCGACGGCACCACGGTGATGCCCGGCGGTGTCGACGGCAGGGTCGTGCCGGGCGTCTTGCCGGACTGGGGCGAGAAGCCGACCGCGTTGTGCGCGTAGACCACCCAGTAGTAGGTCGAGGCCGGGTCGAGGCCCGTGACCGTCCTGGAGGTCGAGTTGCCCGCGTTCGGGTAGTCGACGTAGTCGGAGCCCGACACGTCCGACGTGTTGTATCGCCGGAGGAGCATCTGGTCGATCGCCGCACCGCGGTTGTCGGGGATCGTCCAGGAGAGCTTCATGCCCTGCGTGGTGATCGCGCTCACGGTCGGCGGTGCCGGGCGTGCCGGAACCTGCGCGATGCGGTCCGTCGCGAACCAGATGTAGTTCGGGTCCGCGGTACCAAACACGCCCGCCGGGCCGTGGTAGCAGTCGATGATGATGTTCAGGTTGCCGTTGGCGTCGTGAGGCACCCAGCCGGTCGTGCCAGACCCGAGAACGATCTGCGTCTGCCCGCCGCGGAAGTCGAGGTCGTGGCACCCGTTGAACGTCTGCCCAGCGACGGCCACTGACCAGCTGTAGCAGTCGAGAGCGAAGGTCTGGGAGGACCCGGCGGGGTTGCGCGCGTAGAGCGCCCACGCGTACGACGAGCGGTTGTTCGCCACGTCGGTCTGGTCGCGGCGCACGTAGAGGTACACGTTGAACGCGGGGCGTCCCGAGTACGGTGCGCTGATCGAGGCATCGTAAGCCATGTCTGGTCTCCTCAGGGAACGGTGACGGCGAGCGCGTCGGTAAACAGCTGGACGGTGGCACCGCTGGACCAAGAACCCATGCGCGCGACCGCGCGGACGATGACCTTGGCGGCATTCGCCGGGGGGAGCAGGCTAGACACGGAGATGAAGCCACCGGCGACGGGGATGGTCCCCAGTTCGACGGTGCTGATCGTCGCGTCGGCGGCAGTCCTCCAGAACATCGTCACGTCGACCTGCGTCGGCGAGGACGTGCCCGCGAGGGGGATCAGAGCCGCCCAGAGATTGACCGAGATGCGCTCCAGCGGGTCGGTCAGGACGACCGTCTGCTGAGCGGAGAACCATCCGTTCGATCCCGCGGAGGGTGCGGTGAACAGCGCCCGGTACGACGCGGCACCCACCGAGGCGAGCGCCGTCGACCGGGCACCCACGACCTGCGAGGCGAGGATCGCCGTCTGGTCGGCCGTCGTCGACCAGCCCGTCGCGTCGGTCTCGACACTGGGGTTCGTCGAGAGGTTCCGCGCGGTGATCACGTCACCCGACGCAAGCTCGGCACTCGGGGCGGGGACGAGGTTGTAGGGGATGTCCTGGATGACGATGGGGATGGTCGGCGGAAGCTCGACATCCTTCGACACGCCGTACACCCACGGGCGCTCGGCCCCGAACACCAGTTCGACTTCGTAGGCGAAGAACTCGCCGGACTCCAGCGTGTTCGTGATCAGCGGCCCGGAGATGGCGGCGGCGTCGTGGAGGTAGCGGATGTCCTCGTCGATCGTCGCCTGGTACTCAGCGTCGGTCTGTGCACGGCTGACGTACTCGCGGGTCTCCTCGATGCTCTGGCTCGCGTTCGTCGGCCCGAGCCACGCGTAGCGGTACTCGATGGCCTCCCCGATGATTTCGGGGTTCGATCCGTCGAAGTAGGTCCGCACGGCAGGCGCGGCCTCGAACATGAGCGCCGTCGCGTCCACATAGTCGTTCACCGCACCGGCGGCACGACCGTACTGGAGCGTGGCGCGCACAGCGTCCGGCGGAGCGGTGGCTGTGAAGCTCGCCCGGAACCCGGCGAAGGTGAGGGGGATGTCCGGGCTCGGGACTTCCGCGATCAGCGAACCGGCGGCGTTGCGCCACTGGATGAACAGGCGGAAGTCGCTCGCGGACGGCGAGGAGCGGAAGATGCCCGAGAACGTGTAGTCCTTGCCGGGCACGACATCGGCGACCGGGGTCGAGGCGCGGAACCATGTGCCGGACACGTAGCGGAGGCGGGCGAACGTCGACACCGGCGCGCCGGGGATACCGCTCGTCGCCTGAGTGATCGTCGCCGAGCCGCTGTTGCCGCCGAGCGCCGTCCACGTGTTCGCGTCGGTGCGGAACGCGGGGTTCTGGATGAGGTTCCGTCGAGTCTCCGCCCACTCGGTCCAGGCCATGATGTTCGCGCGGTCCGGCGGGCAGTCGGCGAACCACTGCACGTCGGTCAGACCGCACTCGCTCCCGTGCTGTCCGCACGCGCCGGGGTCGATCGCGGCGCTGAGCCACGTCTGGCCGTACTCGATCGCCCGGCGACCGCGGCCCATGAGCAGGCCCTTGACGCGCATCGTCT